CCTTCTGCGTGACGTCCAGCCCGATGATCTGGAGCTTGTAGGCGAGCTGTTCCTGTGACAGGTTTGCCCGCAGCCGCTCCTCCTTGACTCTCTCCCCGGAGATGTTGCACCTGCCGTCTGGTTTGTATATCTTCGCAGCCCTCGCCTCCCTTTACGCTAAAGATGACTATGCAATATTGACTTTACCAGTTTTGGCATGGTAATATTATGCCAAAGATGACTAAACACTAATAAATACAAAGTCATCAGGAGGAGGTACTGCATGGGGCTGTTTAGCTTTCTGAAGAAAAAGGAGCCAGAGCCGGCTCCTGCGATCACGGCCACGATCCACGCTCAGACCGTAGAAGTGAAGCAACGGACGCGCGGCGAGCTCCCGCTTGCCGAGATCGGCGGCTATGTGAGCCCGTCCGGCGGTTTTGTAAACTATGGGCGTTTTTGCGTTACTGGTATGAACTCCAGCACGGGGAGAAAAAACACGAAACGATATGAGGCACAGACCGAGGCTGACGCCAGAGCTGCGGCTGCGGATGATGGCCTCGTTGAGCCCATGACTGTGCAGGTGGAGCCGCAGATCCTGCCGACCGATCGGCAAATGGACTACGCGCTCGAACTCGAGGCCATGCTCCCCGACGGCGTATGCAAGGAGGACGTCAGCGCGATCATCAGTAGGATCACCGACGAGGACGAGGCTGCACCAGATCCCGGCCTTTCGTTGTATGCGCACGCCTGCGGGGTGAAGTTTTCGCGCTTTGTCGGTGAAAAGGCTCTGCTTTCGTATATGGTCAGCCAGATGCACGGAGCCGCTCGGGGCGAGTTGTATGCTTATGCCGTTTACCGGCAGGAGAGCGGTGGAAGGTTCAGCGATCCGCGTAGTCTTTCGGTGTATGAGTTTCTGCGCAGTTGCGGGGCTGAGATTGCTGAAGATCCTGCCCTGCTGAAGTCTCTGGAGGATCGTGATGTCTATGACTTCGCAGGCCCGAACAGAGGCACGAAGGTTTACAAAATGGCCGCCGCCAGATTGAAGCAGTGTGGGGCCCTATAAAACAGGAAAAGCCCGCCCGGGATCTCCGGGCGGGTTTTCTTGTGCTGTGAAGTTGCGGATCAGCGTGCGAGTGCTGCGTTGACGGCCTGCTGGATGGCGTTGTAGTCGTAGCCGGCGGCCTCGAGGCGCTTCTTGCGGTCTGCGCCGTTACCCCACTTGCCGGCGATGACTTCCTTGGCGATCTCGGCGTTGGTTTTCTTGGGGGTCGCGGTTCCCGGGATCTTGATCTTCTGGCCGACTCTGATGATGTTCGGGTTGGCGATCCCGTTGTACGCCGCGAGCTTCTGGTAGGTCGTCCCGTACTTGGCCGCGATCTTGCTCAGGGTGTCGCCGGCGACGACCGTGTAGGTCACTTCGCTGGTGGTGCTGCCGCTCGGCGTCTGGCTGCCTGCGTTGGCGTTCCCGGGCTCTGCGTCGTAGGCCGGGCGGCCATAGCCGACGATGTAGCTGTCGCTCAGGTAGTAGGAGCGGCGGGCCACTTGGTCGGAGGTGTTGCCCTCGATGGTGTAGACCTTGCTGCCGTCCACCTTCTCGACGAGGCCGGTGTGGCTGACGTTGCTCTTGGAGTGCGCGGTGCTGAAAAAGATCTGGTCGCCGGGTTTGGGATCCTTGGCGTGATAACGGCCCTGCTTCTCGTAGTACATGAGGGAGTAGGTGCAGCCGGCGCCTGCGGATCTCTCGGGCTGGCAGAGCAGGCGCAGCGCGTCCGCATATCCGAAGGCGGTCAGCATACACCAGTCGACGAACATATCGCACCATGCGAAGCCGTTTTTCTTGCCGTTGTACCACTTCGGGTACTTCTCGTCGAAGTCTCTGGCGTACTTGGTATAGTTGGCGCTGCCCGCGTTGGCGGTCGGGTTGTCGAGCTGGCTGTTGCTCTTTTTCTCGTGGTAGCCGATCTCTGCCGCAGCGATGGCGAGAACGGCCGATGCGTAGCATTTGCTCATGGTTTTACCTCCTTAGCTGTAAAAAAGAAAAAGGGCGGGCCGGAGCCCGCCCCTCTCCGTCATTCGATAGTCAGGCCCTCGGTGTTGAGCTGCTTGACTGCTGCCTCGATCGCGTTGATGACGCTCTCCTCGTCGACCTTGAAGCCCTTCTGCTTCAGGAAGTCGATGACGTACTGCTTCTTCTCCTCGCCACGGCCGGCGCCCTTGTAGAGCTGCTCAGCAGCAGCGACGCCGATCTTTACCCACGCGGTCAGCTCCTTGCGCTGTGCCTCGGTGGTCTGGCTCTTGAGCCACGGGATCAGGAAAACGCTCACGCCGGCGCCGATCAGAGCGATGGCTGCGTTGACGATAGGGGTGATGTCGATGGTGTTCATCCTTTTGCCTCCTCATTGTTGAGAGTGTCCCCGGACGGATCCGGGAGCGGGTTGCCGTCGGCGTCGAGCCCGTGGCGGTTTCGGCTGATTTTCTCGCCGAGGCTCTTGCCGGCGTATGTGATTAGATAGCCGACGCAGGCGGTGAAGATGGTGCCGGTCAGCTCACCGACCGGGTCGCGCCCGAAGGCAGAGAGCAGCAGAGAGCTGGCTGCGCTGAGCGTTGCCACGCTGGCCGCCCAGTATGCGAGCTTTTTGCTCGCCTCGATTTTCTTTTTACGCTTGCGCCGGCGCTTCTTTGCGGCCATGCTGCTCACCTCCTTAGTCGATGATCGCGTGGATCCCCTGACTGGTGAGGAAGTCCTTCTGCGCGTGTTTGATTTTGGCAGCGTAGTCGAGGGCCGCGTGCATATCCCCGTTGCAATGTGCGTCAGGGATGCGCTGCACGGCTCGGGCCGTCGCCTCGCCGAGTGCGATGGCTGCCGACGTGCCCTGAATGGTGATGATCTGGAGATCTTCACGGGCACGCTCTCGGGCCGCTGCCTCTTTCTGCCGTTTGGCCTCCTCGGCCTCCTTTTGCTTCTCGCGCTTTTGGATCCTGTGCTCGAGCATCCAGAAGCAGAAGCCGGTCGCGGCCGTCGGGATCCCCAAAAGGACGACGAGCGCGCCGATGTTGATTTCGATCATTGTGTCACCTCATAAAAGCCGGAGGGCCGCAGGACGCGGCCCTCCTTGTTGTTGGGCTTATTCCTCGACGTCGTCGAAGTAGCCCATGTCGACGAGATACTTGTGCACGCGGGCCTTCAGCTTCGCGGGGACGTCGTCCTCGGTGATGCGGCCCATGATGATCTCGCCTGCATACAGACGTACCAGCATTTCACGCTCCTCCTTTCCTGCAATTTTCAATAATAGCCACGCGAGGGCCCGGGCGATCATTCGGTCGCCCCTTCCTCCGCGGTGCCGGCGTTTGCGGCTGCCTCGATGGCAGCGATGGCGTCCTCGACCTGCTTGCGCAGCTTCTTCGGGACGTCGTTGATGGTCATGGTGGAGCCTTCGCGGGTCAGCTCCTTGACGTACAGCTCGACGATCTTGCTCATGCTGTTACCTCCCCTCCGTCGCCGTAGACCACGTCGGCCAGCTCCATGATGCAGCCCTTCAGCAGCTCGATGGTGTCAGCCTGCTCGGCGATGGTTTTGTCCTTCTTGGCCTCTGCGGCCTGTTTCTCGTTCAGCTCTTTGATGCTGTCAGCTCTGTGCTTAATCATGCAAAGTTACCTCCGATCGACTGGATGTAGCAGGTCTCCGTAGCAGAGCCGCGGAGCAGCTTGGCCTTAACCTTGACGCCCCACGCTGCGGCCGTCTTGGTCTTGTTTGTGAAGTAGTGCTTCTGGCCGGCTCTGACCTTCTGCGTGATGTCCTCCCACGTCGGGCTCGCGTCGTTGCCGTTGTTGCAGATCCAGACCTGAAGCGTGCAGCCGGCCGGGAAATTGCCCTGAATGTTGACGAGGGCCTTGGTCGGCATGGCGTCGGCCTCCATAGCGAGGGTCTGCTCGAACTCGACGGACGTGACGGCCTTGGTGAAGGTCAGCGTGCGGGTGACGCTGGCGTCCTTGGCGTCGGTCGCCACGATCTTCAGGGTGTGGCTGCCGTTCACGACCTTCAGCCACGCCTCGGAGCCGATCGTCAGCGTGTTGGTATGGCCGAGGGTCACGGTGTAGCTGCGCAGCGTGACGCCGTCCAGCATCTCCACGACGTCGACCTGATGGCCGTCTGCGTCGGTGACGGTGTACTCGTAGGACGGGGCCGCCGTGCTGAAGCTGCCGAGGGCGCCATCCGTGCCGCTGATGACGGGCGGTCGGTTATTGGTGACGGTGCGGGTGACGCTGGTGGTGTACGCACTCTCCGCGCCGGCGGCGTCGTATGCCTTGACGCGGTACTGCACGCTCGTCCATCCGTAGGTGATGGCGTCGGTGTAGCTGCGCGAGGATCCCTTGTAGATCTGCGCCCATGTGCCGCTCCCGACCTTGCGCTCCAGAACGTAGCCGGAGAGGTTGCCGTCGGGGTCGGTGGAGGCCGCCCACGAGATGCTCAGGTTCTCGCCGCCGAGCACTTCGCTCGGGACAGTGATGGACGACGGTGCTGTGGGCGCCTGATTGTAGATCACTGTATAGCATCCATCCGAGTCGACGGAGTCGGAGATCAGGAGATCAGAGGACAGATTACAAGCGGGGCGCAGGCCGCCGTAGCCGCCGCAGGCGTCGTTCCTGCCCAGAGTGCCATCGGCGCGGACGCGGCGGGCGTTGAGGGCCGAGCCGGCATAGGCGTCCCGCAGCCAGTAGTACCACGCGGCACCAGAGCCCGGGTTGCTGGAATAGTTGGAATTGGCGACGCAGGAGGCCGTCACGGTGGCGATGCGGCTGTTGTTGTCGCTGAAGATCGCCAGCTTGCTGCCGCAGACGTGGTCGCCGCTCAGGCCGACCTCAGTGCAGGACAGGGGGAAGATCTTGTCCGTGCAGGTCTCCGTCCCGCCGCCGTCTGTGGAGCTCTTGCCGACCGTGATGGTGGTGTTCAGCAGAGCCGCCCGCTCGTTGGCGGTGAAGGCGTTCAGAAAACCGGCGAGGCCACTGTACGGGTTGACGCCGTTCCAGACGTGTGAGGAGTCCGGCGTCTGGTCTGCGGAGTGCTGTGCGGTGTACCACTGGCCGGCAGCCGCGGGGCTGTTGAGCCACTGGCGCAGGTTCGAGTAGATGTAGCGGTTGTTGCCGTAGCCGCGGCGGTCGCTGTTGCCGTTACTCGGTTCTGTTGCGTCGAAGCACAGCATCTTGATGATCTGGTTGGTCACGAGCGTGACGCTGTTGGAGGGGTAGCCTGCGTGGTTCTTATCGGCCACGATCCAGACGATCGGGCTGCCGTACAGGCTGCCGAACTTGACCTTCGACTTGTTTGCAAGGTTGCTCAGTTTTTGGGCCATGAGTTGTGTCTCCTTTCGGTGATGATTTGAGCTCCGGGAAATAGCTGAAGAAATAGGTGTCCATGTTCTGCCGCAGGTGGTAGGTGTTGCCGTGTGAGATGTGGCCCGTCCAGCTCGCGTAGGATTGCACGACGCTGTCGAGTGTCATCTTGCCGGAGTCCACCAGCCCGCGGAACTTGCGGATCTTGCGCTTCATGTTGTCGATGCTCTTGGCTCGCACTTTCCTCACGACCTTGCCAGTCTGCGTGAGGTAGGTGTGAAAACCGAGGAAGTCGATGCCGTTCTTCAGCGGGAGGATCTGCGTCTTGCCGTTCAGCCGAAGGCCGAGCGGCTTGATGTACGCCTCGATCTCCTTGAGTATCTGCCGGAGCAGCAGCTTGTCGCTGTGGATGATGTAGAAGTCGTCCATGTACCTGCCATATACGAGGCCACGGTCATCCCTCAGCCAGTGGTCGAAGGCGTCCAGATAGAGCAGCGCGAGCAGTTGGCTCGACTGGTTGCCGATCGGGATGCCGGGGTCTGGCGTGCTGTCGATTATGAGCCACAGCAGCCACTCAGCGAAGTCGATCAGCTCGGGATCCTTCAGCCACTTCAGGGCCCGGCGGGCCGTTTCGTAACAGTAGGAATGGAGCAGGGTGTAAAAGAACTTTGAAAAATCGCCCTTCAGTACCCAGCCGTCGGCGTAGTCCCACTCGTTCATCGGCCGGGGCGGCAGGCCGGCAGCCTTGCGGGCTGCTTCGTCTGCTGCCTTTCGGCTGAAGAAATAGTGGCGCATAGCCGCAGCCAGACGGTCGAGGCCGTCGTGGGTGCCTTTGCCGATCTGGCCGGCGTAGTTGTCCCGGATGAAGCGCCGGGAGAACGCCGGCTCGAGGACGTTGTCGCAGAGCGAGTGCTGGACGACTTTGCCCTCGAAGTCGATGGCGAGGACGAGCCGCTCCTTGGGCTCGTACACCTTGAAGGGGTAGTAGGGCCCGAAGGAATAGTCGCGCCGCTGGAGTCTCTCAGAGAGGGCGACGGTGCGCTCGATGGCCTCCATGCGGTAGCGCATGGCGGTCGGGTTGTCGCGCTTTCCGCAGCGGGTTTTGTGGTATGCTTTGTAGAGCGCGATGGTGCTGTTTACGATATTCTCCATTGAAAAGTCTCCCCGCCGTGTATAGCTCCGGCCACGCTTTGCGTGCGCCGCCGGGGGCATCGGCGGTCTTGTGTTTACCCATGACCGGGCCGGTCAGACGGCCGCGGCTGCGGGAGGGATATGCCTTCCTTGGATGATGGGGCACAGTGTTCGCCGTCCGTCTCCGGGCGGTTAATAAGTCGGGCGATCCATCGAAGCGGGGCGCAGGCCGTTGTTGCCGTTGTAGGCGTTGTTCCTGTTCAGAGTGCCATCGGTGTTGACGTTGCGGGCGTTGTTGGCCGAGCCGGCACGAAAAAACAAGGCATACCCCGAGGGCCGCCTCACTGGTGACGCTTCTGCGCGTCCAGCTTGGCGGCCCTCTCTTTATCGGTTTTGTACCATTTGGCGGTCTGGTTCTTCACGCCGGCCGCCATCTTCGCCCAGGATGCAAAGGCGTCATCGCTGAAGCCGCTGAGGATCTCATGCGCGAGCTCGATGTGGTGGATCAGCTTTCGGCAGTTGCGAAGCGCCGACCGCTGCGCGCGATACCTGAGCTCACGCTCCTCGGGATCCGTCAGGAGCAGATCGTTGGCCTCCATCAGATCGGCGACGAGGTCGCTGGCCTCGTTCATCATCCTCTGTGCCAGACCGAGCCGCTCCTTCTTCGGGAAAACGGCCGGGTTTCTGGTCTTGATGTAGGTGTGTTTCTCGAGCTCCTTGGCGTCCGTGATGACCTGCATCTCGGGCAGTTTGTCACGGCCGAAGGGCGGGCGGCCTACATTGGCCCGCTCGTATGGCCGCGAGTGTCCGTTGCTTGCCGTAGTATCTCACCTCCTCGCCTTTGATTGTGACGCGGGCGCTGCTGCCGTCGTAGGTTTTGCCCTGAATGACGATGACGCCGTCCTCCCGCTTGCAGCAGGAGCAGGGCAGGGCCAGCTCGACGAACAGGTGCGCGATGATGCAGGAGGCTTCGGCCGGTGGGATTGGGGTGTAGTTGTAGCAGTTTCCCATCAGCACTCGAGCCTTTGAAGTGAAGCGTTCCAGACGCCAGACTTCAGCGTGATGCCTGTTAAGTCTGCGAACGTGATCTGGAACGGGTTGCTTGTGATGTCGCTGAAAACGGCGTCCCACAGCGTTGCGATCTTGCTGGTGTTCTGGCCGACCGCGTTGCTCAGGTCGTTGGCCGATGCCTCGGCAGCCTGCGCGATTGCGATGGCCTGCCGGGCGAGTGCCAGAGCCTCCTCGGCCGTAGCCTGCGCGCCGAGGACGATGGCCTTGTAGGTCTCGTAGTCCTCTTTGGTGGCGTAGGCGTCGGCGGGGATGTAGGCGGTCACGTTGGTGGCCGTGCCGATCGCGGTGACGATGTCGATGGTTTTCTCGACGATGGTGGCGCCGCCGGAGGGCGGGATCCACTCGGCCAGATCGCCGCAGTTGCCGTAGCAGTACAGCACCTCGCCGACCTCGGGATCGGGATCTTCGGCATAAAGGCCGAGCTCGCGGTAGTAGAAGCCATCGGTCTCGTCGCCGTTGGTGAAGATGCCGCCGACGGCCACGGTGCCGTCGCCGTTGATCTTCAGCTTTGTGATGTCGACGGTCGCCTTCGGGCTGACCACGCCGGTGAGGGTGCGGGGCGTCTGGCCCTCCTCGAGGTAGCCATCGCCGAGGACGATCTTGGTGTAGTTGATCTTCTGGCCGGCCACGCCCTTCGCCAGAACGATCAGGCCGGCGGTGGTGATGTCGTTGTTGATAAATGCAGCCATGTCTATCTCCTTTCCTTAGTCTGAGATGACCGCCGCGTCGGTGCCGATGCTGACGGTCTCGCGGTTGTTGTCGTGGACGACGGCCGCGTGGTAGATGTGGATCTCGTCGCTGCCCATGACGTGCACCTCTTGGGTGTGATCCCTGACGGCCATGCCGGAATAGAGGAACATTTCGCCGGTCATGCAGATCAGGATCGCGTCGAGCCACGAGCTGCGGCGCTTGACCGTCCGCAGCAGCTTCAGGAACAGGTCGAGGTTGCTGTTGACGAGGCTTGGGTTGTCGCTCAGCACCTTGAAGTGATGCGGCTGCCCGCCGTACTGATACCACTCCCTGACCTCGCCGGTGCCGAAGTAGTCGGCCACGATCTGCTCCACGGCGTATGGGGTGCCGAGTTTCGCGTAGACGCGGTCGCTGCTGCGGATGACGGCCCGCTTGACTGCTATGGGCGCGGTGCTGTCATACCACTGGATGTTCAGCTCCCACGCCATTTCGTCGAGCTCTGCATCGTTGAGCTGGTCGATCTTGTCCCACCTGCTCAGGAGCTTCAGGCGCGCATAGGCGTCGCGGCTGATGATGTCGCAGCCGGTGGCGAGGCCCTTGTCGCTGCCGTCCTCCTGCATCCACGCAGGCAGCAGCTTGACCATCTTGGTCTCATTGAGCCGCATTTACACCACCTCACTCTCGACCTTGTGGCTGACAGTCAGGTGGCCGCTGAACTTGGCGACTTGCGTGTCGTCGAGGGCCTTGTAGGTCGGCTTGACGACGTCCACGCGGAAGGCGCCGGTCAGGTTCTCGCCCCACGAAGGCGAGAGGATCCGCTTGCGGAGCTGGTCGGGGTTGATGTCGCGGCCGAGGGCTGCGACTTGCCACTCGTTGTAGCGGTCGATCGCGCCGCCGGTGCCTTCGACGTTGGCGATCACCTCGGCCTCGTTCTTCGGCGTGGTGTAGTACACGATCTCGATGTCGTAGGTCTCGACCTCCGGGGGCACGGCACTCACCTTGTCAGTGAGCGGCCGGATGTCCTTGGCGTTGACCACGTCCAGCACCTTCGTCAGCATGGCAGCGTCGGGGATCCCGCCGCCTTCCAGCAGGGGCACGATCTTGACGCAGCCCTCCAGCGTGCGGGTGATGATGATGTCGACGCTCTCGGCGGCCGAGAGGCTGCCCTTGAGCGTGATGGTCAGCAGGCCGTCGGTGTAGTCGACGGTGTAGTCCGTGTCCTTGACCGCCGCCGCGCTCTGCCCGTGGGCCTTCACGACGAGGGTGTCGGTCAGAAGTGTGCCGCCGCCCTTGAAGGCTTTGCCGTCGTAGACCGTGAGGGTCTCGCTGACGGTTTCCTTCTCGCTGACGGCCCTCGCGTCCACGATGGAGCTGTCTGCCGTCATTACCCAGTAGATATAAGCCTGTTCAGGGCCCGCGGTGGATCTCTTGGCGGGCGCCAGACGGATCCGCTCGCGGAGGCGGTTGTCGCCTTCGGTGGTGTAGGGCTCGCCGTCATCGCCTCCGGCCGTTTCGGTCAGATTGGTGACGGACTCGATGTAGGGGATCAGGTCGACGATGGTGGTGATCGTGCCGGCTGCGTAGCCGTTGAACTTCGTGCCGTTGCTCACGGCCGAGGTCGGCACCTCCACAGAGTAGGCGCCAGCTTGCAGCACAGCGATCTCGTCGGTTGCAAAATAGTTTTCGCTGTCCGGCGTCACCTTCGTCCACTTCGGAATGATGATGTTTTTCTCCTGCGGCATGGAGACAGAGAAGCGCATGGTCGTCTTGGCCGGTGTGCCTTCCAGTCGTTTCACGTCCTGTCGCTCGCCGATGGCGTCCAGCACCTCGCCCCTCGCATAGCGGAGGAGCGTCTGCCGTCCGACGTCGTTGAGGCTGTTGTAGAGGGCAACGAACACGGGCACGAGAGCCTCGCCGAAGATCCGGCGCTCGTCGCCCGGGTAGAGCGGCTCGCCGGTGCCCTTTTCGAGCTCGGTGATGATGGTCTTGTATAGGGTGCTCGCGTCTGTTGTGGTGAGTTTGATGTCCTCGCCGTAGGTGTTTGTCGCGTCGCTCACGCTGTTCACCTCCTTCATGTGATGTTGTCGATGCTGGCCCGCAGCTCGAAGTCTCCGGCCTGAGCGGTCAGAGCCTTCAGGTCGGAGTCACTGAGCTGCACGCGGGGCTCGTAGGTTTCCACGAGGAACTCCACGTCGGCGGCCAGATCGGTCGCAGCGGTTTCGCTCGGCTTGTCGATCAGCGTGCGGTCGATCCCCTTGATACGCTCATAGGGCACCTCCCCGCGGATGGTCTTGAGGAGGTTCTGCACACAGATCTCGGGCGCTCCGTTGCCGGATGCTTTCATGGGATCACCTCGCTTTACTTGAGCTGTGCGTTGTTGGGTTTCTTCGCAGCCTTGTCGCTGCTGGATGCTCCGACGGTGACGGCGCTCAGACGCCGGCCGACGCCGCCAGAGGACGAGACGCCGGCCGCGGACGAGCTTTTGCCCGAGCCGCCTGCGCCGGCCTTCTTGCTGCTGGCCTCCTCGGCGTATTCCGTCAGGTTGATCGTGATCTTGCCCTTCAGGATCCGGCCGAAGTTGTCGAGTGTGGTGTCTGAGAGGCTGACGCCGGTGAGCTGAAGATTGGCCGGGCCGAAGCGCCGGCCGGCCAGATAGAAGGGGGCGTACTGCCCGACCAGCGACGTCCACGACTCGAACTCTCCCCGGGCGTCGCCGCCCACGGCAGACGCCAGATCGAAGTCGAAGCTCATGCTTTGCAGCTTGAGCGCCTTGGTCTTGGTGGCCGGGGATCCGGCCTTGTCGTCGCTGTTTTCCGTGTCGAGCTCGACGCTGGAGGAGACGCCATTCAGGGCGGCGATCCTCTGGCTGGAGACGCCCCACGTCTTGCCGTTCCATGATGCCATGACGGCCATGTCTATCCCTCCTTACTGCGGGCCAGAAGTGCCGCCTCCCATGCTGTCGGTGTGGGTGTGGCCGGTCAGGCTGATGCCCGTGGCGATCACGTCTGCCGACGGGACGCTGATGCCCTTGTCCTGCATCGTGAGCGCGCCCTTCTTGACGGTGATGTCGCCCGGGACGATGCCGTCCCACTCTCCGTCCATGCGGGAGAGGATGATGCCGGTGCCGTCCTCGAACATAGCATAGGCGACTTCTGTTCCGGGGGTCAGGTTTCCCATCTCTCCGCGCAGATACCACGGGATCGTCAGCGGCCGTGTGACCATGCTGTCGGCGGTGCTCGGGAGCACTCTGGCCGTGGTTTTGTCGCCGTTCCTGTCGGCCTTTCCCTCCACGCTGGAGATCTTGCCCTTCTGGATCATTTGGTTGTTGCTGTTCATCAATATCCCTCCAGTGGCTTGCGGAGGTATAGCTTGCTCCGCGTCTTGACGTAGTCGTGCCGGATCCGGCTGATGAAGGCCGTGCCGTCCCACGACTTAACGCCCTCGGTCGCCAGCGTGACCACAGAGCCCGCCGCATAGTCTCGCAGCAGCGAGCCCGTCCAGAGGGTGCCGACGGTCGCGTTTTTGTTGGCGTCCCGGAGGAGGCCCTTGGCGAAGCGGTCGGCTTCGCTCTGGTCAGTCATGCGGAAGGGTAGGATCCGGCGCAGCACCTTGTCGCCGCCGTTCGGGGCTGCGAAGGTGCCGGTCAGACCGCCGTTGACGGCTTCGGCCGAGCCGTAGGCGTTGGTGCCCTCGTCGCGGTACTCGAAGTCATTGGCCGGGGTGATGGTGATGGTGTCGACGGGCTGCTGACTTTCCATGTACGTCTCGTCGTAGACGACCAGCTTGCCGTCATACACCAGAAACGCCGCGCCCTCGAGGGTGCAGCGGTTTTGAAAAAATGCGAAGTCTACGAGGTTGTTCTGCTCGACGTAGTCGTAGGTCTGGTCGGTGATCCCGTAGGTCTCGAGCGTCAGGCCGTGGCGGCCGGCGAGCTCCTGAGCCAGTTGCAGGAACTTGACCTTTTCCCACGATTTGCTCCGCTTATCCTTCGCAGACTGCGGGACGGAATAGGCCCGCAGGGTGATGATGCCGGACTCGGGGACGACGCTCTCGACGAACATTTTGCCCGTCTTGGCAGCGCCGTCCTCGATGGCGATGGTGTCACCCTTCTTGGGGTTCCACGAGTCCCACAGCTCGCGGGTGTCGTTGAGCTTGAGCAGCAGCTCGTCGCTCTGCTTTTCGGCGTACATATCGTGATAGCAGCGGTGGACGCTGATGTCCGGGTAGATGTCGACGCCTTCGTATAGGATTTTCACGGCGTCACCTCCTCCACGGCGGCAGGGTCTCCGGCGTCTCCACGGTCTCGACGATCGGGATCCGCACAGCCTCGCCGCCCTCGAAGATCAGCACGTCGCTGAGGTCGGGGTTGGCCTCGATGATGGTGCTCGCCATGCGCTCCTCGTTATAGGCGACGAGCGCGATGCTGTCGAAGGTGTCGCCGCCCTGCGCCACATAATCAATAAAGCCGACTGTCTGCTGTGACATAGGCGCCGCCCTCCCTTCTGCTGAGTGCCTCGAGGATGAAGTCGATGAACTCCGGCTCGAGGTCGCGGAGCTTTCGGATCAGGGCGTCCTCGTCGGTGTCGCCCTCGACCTTGATCTGAGGTGAGAAGGACAGGCCGCTCAGGTCATAGACCACAGCCGTGCCCGATCCGCTGCTGATGGGCTCGTAGTCGGCCTCGCTGGATGCGCCCAGCATCCGGCCAGCCTCGGCCCAGTAGGACAGGTTTTGCGAGCGGTACGCAGGGTTGAAGCTGATGACCGCCTCGGTCGGATAGCGCGGATCCTCGCCCGCGATGGACGGGCCACTCGTGAAGCCGCCGGTCGCATAGCCGGAGACGTTGGCGCTGCCGCCGCCTCCACCTCCAAACAGGCCCGCGATCTTGCTGATGACGCCGGAGCCGAAGCTGACAATCTTCGATACCCAGCCGACGATCGTGCCGAGCACGCTTGCGATGGGCTCCAGAATAGCCAGCAGGGGCGAGAGGAGCGGCATGATCGCATTGAGCAGGCTCACGACCGGGGGCAGCAGGGCCTCGATCAGTTGCATCAGCGGAGGCAGCACAGTCGAGATGATCTGCGTCAGCATCGGGAGCACGGTGGCAAGGATGCTGGCGATCGGCGGTAGAATAGCCTGAACGATCTGCATGAGCGGCGGGAGTAGCTGCTGTGCGAGGTCGAGCAGAGGCGGCAGGAACGAGCCCACGAGCTGAGCCAGTAGTGGCAGGATGCCCGCAGCCAGCTCCGTGACCATCGGCATGACCTTCTTCAGGGTGTCGCCCATGCCGACGAGGAAGTCCTGCACAAACGGCATACAAGCGTTGAGCGTGTCGGTGATGACCGGGCTGATTTCCTCGAAGGTGTCGGTCAGGATTGGGGCCAACGATGTCAGCGTGTTGGCGATCATCGACGCCATAGGCAGTAGGGCCACTTCGGCCGACCTCTTGACCGCCTCGAAGGCAGAGCCGAGGTCGTTGTACTTGACGTCGTTGATCTGCTGGAGCGCGGCGGCGCCGTCATAGGCTGCGGTCTCGATGTCACCGAGCACGGGCAGGATGCCCGCCTCCAGATCCTCGAACTGCGAGCCAAACAGTGCGACGCCGATCTCGTTGCGCTTGAGAGGATCCTCGAGCTTGTTCAGAGCCTCGACGGTGTCGAAAAATGCAGCCTGCGCGGTCTCGCCGCCGGCTGCAAAGGCCGCGAACATTTTGTCGGAGTTGAGGCCGAGGCCCTTGAAGGCTTCGGCGCTGCTGTCGCTGCCGTCTTTCGCTCTGATGTTGAACTCCTTGACGGCGTCGGCCACTTTGTCGATGCTGAACAGGCCGGCGTCAGCGCCTTCCACGAGGGAGCCCATGAACTGGTCGGCGCTCAGGCCGAGGGCCGCAAACTGCGCCGAGTATTCGTTCAGGGTGTCGAGCAGGTCGCCGTTTTTGTCTGCGCCGTTCTGTGCGCCGGTGGCGATTAGGCCGTAGGCTTCTTCGGCGCTGATGTTGAAGTTTTTCATCAGAGCCGAGGCGGCTCTGGCGCTTTCACTGATGTCGTAGTCGAAGGTGTCACGCAGCACGAAGCCGGCCGCGGTGGCCTGCTCCAGCGCTTCGCCGGCCAGATCGCTCGCTTTCTGCGTAGCGGCCAGCCCTTCGGCCACGTCGTTGAAGTCCTCGCCGAGGTTCTGCGCGTAGATGTTTTTTACACTCTCGCCCAGCGCGTCCAGCTCGTCGCCGGTGGCGCCGGTAGATGCGGAGAGCTGGTTCATGGCTTTGTTGTAGTCGTCGCCCAGCTCTGTCAGATACTTCCCAGCCTCGACGACCGCCTTGCCCGTCGCCACAGCGATGCCGCCCACGGCAGCACCGACGGCAACGGCCTTCCAGTTTACTTTGTCGAGGTGTCCCGCTACGTTGTCCATCGCCTTCCCGAGGGAGGGGTCGATGGTGCCGGCGAAGCTGACGACGGCCTGCATGATCTTGTTTTTGCCTGCCATCAGTGTCACCTCCTTCTGTATTTCCTGAAGTTATTCCGGGGCATTGAGGCGGCCTTGTCGCGTTGCCGCTTGGCCTCCTCGGCTGCCTCGTAGTATTCCATCAGGAAGTCGGTCAGGCGTTCCCGTCGGAGCTCGCCGACTGAGGTGTGGAAGGCTCGAGAGTAGTCTCGGACGAGCTCTCCGAGCCGCTTTCCTCGGATTGTGCCGCCGACCTCGCCGTAGTAAAATTTCGGCCGATCCTCATAAGCTCCATGACGTCGGGGCCGCTGATGCGCTCGAGGTCGCTGACGTCGATGTCGCTGTTGACGGCGACGATCGCCATCATGGCGAGATAGGCGTGCAGGGAGTAGTCGAGCTCGCAGGCGCCGGCGCTGCCGCCGCCCTTGTTGGAGGTCGCGCGGAGCTTGCGGGCCTCAGCATCTGCAAACATTCCCACGGTGATCGCGTCGGTGTCATAGGTCAGAGTCTTGACCTTTTTGCCGTTGATGGTGATGGGGTTCTGGAGTGTCAGTTTTTCCATGTGTGTCTCCTTTCGATAAATAGAGGGCGCCGCCCGGAGGCGACGCCCTTCTTGTTACAGGACGCTGCGGATGTCCTTGGCGTAGTCGACGCCGCCGACGCGCATGATGGTGTTGAGCTGGTCGATCAGCCAGTATTCGTTGCCAGCGACGAAAAGCTGGTAGCGGCTGACGGCCAGCGCGATCTCGTTCTCGCTGGCGTTGCCGGGATCCACGTTCAGGCCGGGGATGCCCTTGGAGACGCAGCGGAGGAACGCCTTGCAGCCTTCGGTCTTGGTGGAGCCGTCGGAGAGCTTGACGTCCTGCGCCCAGCGGATCTCGATGGTCTTGCTCGTCAGCTTGACGAGGCTGCGCAGGCCGAGGTCAATGCCGATCTTGGTGATGGATGCCTCCATCGCCTCGATCTGGCCGGGCAGCGGTGCCGTGTAGGTTCCCATCGCCTTGAAGTCAGCCGTCACAAGGTTGACGGGAGGCAGGGCGATGGTCACGTCCTTGGCGGCGAGAACGCCGTCCACATAGACGGTATCGGCGAGGATGGGGCCCTTCAGGTCGAGCCACAGGTTTGCCATTACTCGTCACCTCCTTCGTAGTAGACGGAGAAGCCCGCGTCGGTGTAGGCGACGTAGACGCTCGCAGACTTGAGGGGCGGGGTCGGGGTGACGGCGATGTCCCAGCGGAAGTCGCCATTCATCACGTCGGTGGTGCTGTTCTCGCTCTCGAGGAACAGGATCACAGGGGATCCGAGCAGCGCGCCCATGCTGACATAGCCGTCGAGCTTCTCCTGCTCGCGGTTGATGATGCGATCCTTCAGTGCGCGGGTCATGGGCTCGTCGATCTCCGGGCTCCACTCGCGCTGGAAGTCGTTGGTGATGTGCATGAGCATCCGCATGGAGACGTCGAAGATCGCGCGAGGATCCACGTCTGCGCCGTAGGTGTAGGCAGCCGTATGGTCGCCCCACAGTACCCATTCGCCGCCCCATGCCACGGCGGTGCTGATGCCGTTCTGCGTCAGCTCCTTGCCGCTCTGCTGGTCGAAGCCGCGGTTTTTCGCGTTGGCGCCGAAATACTGCTTGATGACGGGGATCGCCTTGTTGCCGCAGGTCTCCATCGGGACGCTGTTGTGGCTGAAGTCGGCGCGCATGAGCTCGACCACGGCCAGCGTGCTCAGGTGGAACACGTTGCCGAGGTTGTCCACAGCCTGCGGCCAGTAGACCTTAGAACGCTCGCCGGTGAAGGCGTTGGTCTTCTTCCATGTGATCGCCTTGGTGATCGTGTCGACCGCCTGCGCGGTGCTGTCCACGAGGGGCAGGTCGGCCACGACGAAGGCGTCCCAGTGGCCGTTGATCTTCTTGCAGGTCGTCAGCATGGCGTTGTAGACGGCAGGGCTGTGACTCCAGCCGGGGGCTGCGATCAGATTGCAGACCGCGAACTGCTCGGGATAGAGCAGCGCGATCGCGCTCAGGCCGCTGTACTCGCCGGAGGAGGTGACGCCGCCGATGATGTCGCTGTCTGCGATCTCAGAGTCGTCCACCTCACTGAAGCTGGTCGTCAGGCTGCCGGCGAGCTGCGCGTCGTCCTTCAGGCTGGTGATGATGACCGTGCCCTTGGTGAAGTTATAGTCCACAGCGTAGTCGGTGCCCTCGACGTAGTTGCCGCTGTCATTCTTTGCGATGGTCAGGGTGTCGAGGATGATCTTGTCGCTGGCGAACTCGGCGCGGCCGCCGGTGAAGGTGAGGGCCTTGGTGGTGGCCGCCTCCTTGCGGTGCTTGCCCGCGGAGGGGTCGAGCACATTGATGACGTAGATCGGGCCGATGTTCCCGAGGGTGTTGTTGAAATGCGCGTACACGGCCTCGCACAGGGTAAAGGTGCCCCAGTCGGACGAGTAGCCGATCTTCTTCTGAGCGTCGACCAGACTGGTGATCTTGATCGGCGCGTTGATGATGCCGGCCTCGCCGAAGCCGCGCACGAGGTTGACGGGTGCCGTGCCGATATAGACCGGCGTGGTGCCCGCCTGCACGGCGCTCTGTGCCACGGTCTCGCCGATGTGGCCGTAGGCGCCGTAGAGGTATTCGTTTGCCATCTGCTTATCCTCCTTTGCATGAAATTAGAGCAGCCGAGCGGCTGCCCTTAAAGCAGGTGTTGGTAGCTTTTCGGGTTGCGGGTCAGTGTCTCCTCGATGGAGAACTCAGCCCATGCAAACCAGTACGGGTAGAAGTCAGGGACGGCGTCTTGCTCCGTGACGGGGCCGAAGGTGATGCCCTTCTCCTTGATGACGCGGAGGTCGCCGAGGTACTCGGCGTTTTCAATCAGCCGGAGAGCTGTGTCCACAAAATTCCATGCGTCACGCCAGCCCTCTCCGTTCTTCACGAAGTAGGAGGCCGCCGCCTCGTTGTATTGCTGGATGTAGGTGCCGCTGCCGTCGCCCTTCGGCTTGAAGATGTCGGGCCCGTGGTAGCCGGGATCCCACGCTGAGAAGCAGAGCCGGATCTTGATGTCTCGGGCACTCTGGAGCAGGTCGTCGTCGCCCTGAACGATCTGCACGCAGACCGACGGGATCGGCGCGGCGATGTTCGGGGGCGTCCTGTCCTTCGATGGTACGAAAAGCGAGAACGCGGCCGGGTTTACCAGCTTGTATGGGTAGGAGGCGTCCGTTGCGTTGTCGTCGGGGAGCTTCAGCTTGACCAGAGGGCAGACCTCGGCAGTCAGCCAGTCCCGGACGGTTTCGATGCTGTTGACGATGGACATGGGGCACCTCCTACATGGTGACAGTCTGGCCGAGGGCCACGGTGGCGATCCCCATGTCCTCGCTCCAGTCGTTGACGATGTACTCGCGGCCGTCGACGTTGAGCCCTTCGCCCGCCGGGCGCCGAGCGGGCAGATCCTCGACCGCTGCGTAAAGCAGCAGAGAGGACTCCGCGACGCTCAGCTCTTGCCCCCCTTGGCGTTCCTTCAGGGCGTTGTCGTCCAGCACGGCGGCGATGGCTCTGCCTTCGACGGTGTGCTTCTCACCGAACTCGTCGAGATTGAGAAACGTGCGCCGACGGTCAGCCTCGACCATCGCCTTGAAGCTGAAGGCCATCAGACGGGATCGGCGGCGCCGATCTGAGGGGGCTCCTCGTCGTCGGCACCGTCATCAGGCTGCTCGGCCTTGGCGGCCTCGATGGCAGCGATGACGTCGGCCTTCTTGCGCATAGCAGAGGCGTCCACGCCATAGCGCGCGGCCACTTCCTTCAGCTCGTCGAGCTTCATGTCCTCGTTGTACTCAGGGGCCTCGTCGGCCGCTGTGTTGGTGCTGGCAGGCTCGTCGGCGTCGTCGCCGGGAGCGGGTGCGGGCTGCTCGGCAGTCTCGCCCAGCTCGCCGATGTACTTGGCGACGCCTTCCTTCACCAGACGGGCCTCCAGCTCGTCGTCGAACTTCTGAGGACCGTCTGCTTCAGTGATGGGGATCACCTTGCGGCCGTTATAGTAGCCGAAGGTGCCCTTGATGATCTGGATCATGCTCTGCTCCTTTCTGCTGCGCTCAGTCCGTCAGGACGTCCGCAACGATGAACGGGTTCTTGTTGTTGGGGATCATCAGCGGGCGGCTGGAGATGGTCAGCGTGCGGCTGTTGCCTTCGGCGCTGCTCACATACTTCGGCACGCGGCGGCCGGCGTAGGTGTGGAACTCGCCGTCGCTCTGCTCGACCTGAGAGACGGCGCCGTAGGCGGTGCGGCCAGCGCCGGGAGCGGTGAGGACGCACTTGCCGGACGGGATGTAGAGCTTGTCGTTGCCCTCGTCGTCGGTGTAGGTCAGGTCGTAGGAGATGACGCTGATGATGCGGCCGAGGACGTTCAGGCGGGCCACGATGGCAGCGCCGTCAGGCAGCAGCTCAGGCTCCACGTTGCCGATCTCGATGCGGCGGTTGTCGAGGAGCTTCTGCACGGCCGCGTCGTTGATGATGGTGTCAGCCACGTCCGGGGAGCAGACCAGATCAGAAGCGCGGAGGCCGCGCTTGGTCAGCATACGGATCATGGCCTCCAGATCCTTCAGGATCTTGCCGCCGGTGGCGTCCCACTTGGCCGTCGGGGTGTAGGTCGCGGGGTTGCTGGCCTCGGAGTAGAAACGGATCTCCATCTCGTCGGCCTTGTCGACGTCGTCGGCGATGTGCTTCATCACGCAGCCATTGGTCAGCATGGTCTCGGCGGCCATCGCTTCTTCGCGGTTGGTGATGAGCTCGCCCAGCTCGTCAGCGTCGCGCAGGATGAGGGTCTGCTGGCGCTGCTCAGGGGTGAGCTGAGAGTAGAGAGCCTCGCCGAAGCCGCGCTTGCGCAGCTCGTCGAGGGTCAGGACGCGACGGGGAGCCACGAAGGGCGGGGTGTAGCGTTCCATATTGTAGCCGGCGCGCAGGACGGTGACGCCGCCCTTGCGAGGGGCCACGAAGGGCGCCAGCTTCTTGCTGCCGTCACGGAACTCGACGAGCACGTCGTCGGTGGCGAAGATGTCGCTCGCGTCGTTGGTGGGGAAGTAGCGGTCACGCAGGAAGGTCGCAGCAGGGGTGAGCTGCTGCACGGCCATGAGCAGCGTGTGGGTGTCGTAGAAGTTAAAAGGCATTTTGTTGTCCTCCTTCTCTTAGTATTCGATGGCGTCGGAGAGCAGGATGCCGGCCTTGCGCAGCTCCTCCTCGTCGGTCGCCTTCAGGGTGTAGCCGCTTGCGACAGCCAGCTTGTTGCGGGCGAAGTGGCCGGTGCGGTAGGCCAGCACGGTCACGTCCGCGGTGGTGCCGACTTCCACGTCCTCGGCGAGGATGCAGTTGGCGGTCAGGGTTTCGTTGGTGGTCGCGGTGGAGCCGAGGATCACCAGCTTGCCGTCGCCGGCGGTGCCGGCAGACAGGGCCAGCACGGTGCCGCGCTTATAGGTGGCTGCGGCGGTGGCCTCCTTGTGGATGGTCACGGTGAACACGTCAGCGACGGGCTCGTTGGCAACAATCAGACCGTCATAGCCGACGCTGCCGAGGTTTTCGTCCAGTCTCTTGCTCATTACTTCTTACCTCCGTTCTGAGACTTGGTGGAGTTGTAGAGGCCGACGATGGCGTCCACCTTTGCCTTGTCGTCGTTTTCGCTGCCTTCCTCGCCGCCGTTAGGGGCAGCGCCGACGCCGGCAGCGCCGGACTCGTCGTTGTCAGCCTTGGCGTCCTTCAGGTGCTTGGCACCGAGGGCCGCCTGCTTCTGCATAGCCTTGAGCGCGAGCTGCTCAGCGGTGCAGGGGGTCTCGCCGTACTTGGCGTCCCTGACGAGCTGCGCGTCGCCCACACTTGCGGCGATGCTGTCGATGGCCTCGATGCGGGCGCGTTCCTGCGTTCTGGCAGTTTCGGCCGCCTGCTGCTCGATCTGAGCCACGACGTCGGGGTGCTGTGCTCTCATTTCTTCGAGGGTCATGGTCTTGTTGTCCTCCTTCTTGGGGCCGTCGTTCTTGGCGGCCGCGTGTTTATTTCCAGCCGCAGGGGCGGCGTGGATGCTGTTGTCGATGGGGATCGTCCCCGGGATGTGTCTGAAGCCCTTGACGTCGTGCCGGATGCCGGCGACGAGGAGCACCTTCTTGTCGGCGCTCAGGGTGACGTCGGGGCCTTCGTCTGTGAGCAGGGTGTCGGCAAAGCCGTTGTCAATGGCCTCCTGCCCGACCATCCACGTCTCGCGGGTCATCATGCTGCGGAGCTGGTCGACCTCGAGGCCGGTCTTGGCGTGGTAGATCTCCGCGATGGCCCGCTCGCTCGCGTCGAAGTCCTTCTGGAGCTTCTTCAGGTCTGCGAGGGTGTAGTAGTCGTAGAGCAGCCCGGCGACGCCGTGGATCATCACCATGCTGCCGGGATAGACCTGTACCTCGTCGCCCGCGCAGGCGATGACGCTGGCCGCGCTGGCCGCGATGCCTTCCACGACGACGACCTTGTGGCCGGTCAGGCCCTTGATGGCGTTGTGGATGGCGATGCCGGTGTAGAGGTCGCCGCCGCAGCTATTGATCTTGATGGTGATATTGCTCTTGCCCTTGACGGCCGCGAGATCCTCCATGAAGCTCTCGGGCGCGATGTAGAGGCCGGGCTCGGGCTCGCCCGTCCACCAGTCCACAGGCTGACGGCTCACGACGTCGCCGTAGAGGGTGATCTCGCCCTCGTCGTCACCGATGCTGGCGACGTTCCAGAACTTGATCGGCGTGCCCGCAGTCTGAGGCCCGGCGCAGAGCCGGGGAGTGTTATGCGTTCTCATGCTTGTCTCCTTCCTTGATGCTTTTGATGGCCTCGGCGACGATCGCCTCCCGCAGAGCTGCGGAGATCGTGCCGCTGGCCGCTGTGCTCTGGTCGACCTGCCCCTGCGCTGCGCGCAGCTTCTCGTTTTCCCGAGTGAGCTGGTCGACGTTGGCGTCCCACTGGCCGCCGTTGAGTCGGATGGTCGCCTGCTCTCTGGTCGTGATGCCTTCGCCGATGGCGAGGATCTCGGCCGTGATCTCCTTCGTCGGGTCGAGCTGTCCCTGAGAGGGGCCGATCCACTCGGCGCCGAGGTATGCGGCGCGGATCGCCGGATCTGCGAAGAAGCCCGGGGCGCTGATGCGGCCGCGGGCGACGGCTTCAGAGAGCCAGATCTCATATACCGGCGTGCAGAAGTCATCGACAAACCACTTGCGCCTCATGCGGAACGCCTTCCACGCCTCCATCAGGGCGGCGCGGCTGGCGCTGTACGAGCTGTTGAAGCTCTTGAGCAGAAGGTCGGCCGGGATCTCGAGCGCGGCGCCCACCTGTTCACAGATGGCGCGCAGGAATGTGTTGAAGCCACTGGCCGGCCGTTTGGGGTCTGCAAAGGTCACGTCCTCGCCGGGCTCCATGATGTTGATCTGGCCGGGGCCCATCTCGTACTCGTTAGGATCTCGGCTCACCTCCGGCAGGCTGCTCCCGACCTCGTTGAACGGGTTGTCGCCGGCGCCTGCCTCAGTCTTGATGAAGGCCGTGAAAAACGACTCGACGACCGCCGCAGTCAGCTCGCTCTCGGTGTAGCGGCGAAGCTGGAGCAGGGGCTCGATGACCTGCGCGAGATAGCTGACGCCGCGGTATTGATCCGGGCGCTCGCTCTCCATGACGTGCAGGATGTTCGGCAGGCCAGTCCGCTCGCCGTATGCCTGAACACGGGCCCACGTCGTCGTCGTGCTGCCGAGCTCGAAGGGGTAGGTGCTGCGGATGTGGTACGCCTCGATCTGGCCGTCGTCGTTCACCTCGACGCCGTCGTAGATGGTGTTGCCGTTGGCCGCCTTGCCGGTGGTCAGCAGCATCGGGGTGATGATGCCGGAGGTCGTTGGCGTGGCGACTCGGTCGGCCTCGATCAGGTGCAGGCGTAGCGAGTAGGGCGTGAGCGGCGTCGGCTCGTACTGCTTCACAACGGCGAACACGTCGCCGCTGACCAGCCACGAGGAGAGTGCGAGCTGCTGCATGGCTGCGAAGTTGTTGACGCCGGTGGCGTCGCACGCCCTTTTGTTCTCAGACCAGAGAGCGAACTCACGCTCGGCCTGAGCCTGCCATGCGTCGGCGGCCTCCTGCGTCATGCCGAGCGCCTCGCGGTCGATCCGACTCTTGAGCTGGAGGCCGATGCCGACGACGTTGGTGCGGTTGGTGCGGATGGCAGAGGTGGCGATCGGGGCCGCCATGTAAAGCATCCGGGCACGCTGCCGCAGGGTGTAGTTGTTGGCGTCGATGTCCTCCTTCGGGCTGCCGCTCATAGCTCTGAAGCCCTTGGTCGCCTTCTTGTGCCAGCTCGCGCCGGCGTCGCCGTAGCCCTTATTCACAGGGCGCGGCTGCTGCCGCCTGTTCTGCGGGCGGCTTCTGCTTTTTCTTTTGCTGATGGTGCTCACCTCCTTCATGGTGAAGATGGCCGAGCCGGGAGAAAAGGAGCGAAAACTCCCGGCGTCGGCCTATGAAAAAAGCCCCTTTCGGGGCTTCTTTCACCAGTCTCGGGGCACTACTCCCACAGCTTTTCGCGGCTTCTCGCCGTTCAGTGCGGCCTCGAGGGCTTCGATGTCTGCCTCGAGCTGTTTGATGGCGGCCCGGATGGATCCGAGGTCGGTGTTGTAGCGGGCCAGATTGCGCGAGCCGATGCCGTAGCTCTGGACGCCTCCGTCCAGCATCTCGGCCTCTCGCTTCAGGTAGAGATCCAGCCGGTTCCTCTTGATGGAGAGCTGGTACTCGATTTGTTCGCGGGTCTTTCTCATTGTGGTGTGTCCTCCTTACCAGTCGTCGAAGGCGTCGGCCCGGTTGTGCCGTTGCCGCTGCCGTCGCTGCTGCGGGGCCTTCGGTTTTTCCTCCAGCCCTTGCAGGCGGCGCTCGATGGCGTCCATGTCGGGGTTGATGATCTTGAGGCCGGCGTTGGCGTAGTCGCGGCAGTCGAGGGCCTCGTTGCGGTTGTGCCCGGGCAGCTTCTCCCACGCCCAGCGGTCGCCGCGGCGCGTGTGCGTGAGCACCAGCTTCTCGGAGAGGAGCCCGTTGAAGAAATTGAGGTCATAACCGGCGTCGGGGTGCCGGTTGAAATGGCAGTATTTTGGCCCGGGCTCCTGCACCTTCAGATTAGCCATGATCGTCGCCTTGCCGGCGTCGACTCCGATGGTGTAGAGCCAGCAGGTGATCCGCTTGTTGTCGCGGATCGGCACCTTGCTCGGGGGCGAGACGAAGGGGATGCCGTCGCCGCCCTTGCCCTTGATGGCAAAGACGCGCTTGCCGACGCGGGCCCGGCACGCCTCATAGACCTCTTGGGTGAAGTGGCCGCCGGAGTCGACGCAGGTGATGGAGATCTTCAGGCCGCGGCCGTTTTTGAACTTGTAGACGTGGTCGACCACGTCATCGAGCCGATGCCAGACCTCCGGGGTGTCTGGCCGGCCCATGATGTAGCCCTTGACGACGCCCCACGTCTCGCCGTACTTCCCGTGACCGACTACCTCGTATTCGAGGCGGTTGTCCTGAGTGTCGACGCCGCAGGTCAGCACGAGCACGCCGTCAGGAAGCTCCACAGGGGTGCCGTCCGGGCGGGTGCCGTAGTCCTCACGGCGGGCGAGCATGGTGTCCTCGTCCTCGAGGTCGCCGCGATCTTCCCACAGTTGGCCGAGCAGGGTGTTGTAGACGACCTTGAGGCGCTGCGGGTCATCCTTGGCGTCGAGGAACTTGAGGACGATTTTCTCCCACGGAGTCCACGGGCTCGAGAAGGCATTGAGCCAAAAAGAACGGACGCCCTTCTTGTAGGCGTCCGGGTTGTCGGCGATCCACTTGGCAGGCTGCTTTCGCATGGTGTCCTCGGGGATCAAGCAGCCGCACGCCGGGCAGCTCCACGAGACGCCGCTCTTGAGGCTCCACGACTTTTTCCCGCGGATCCTCTTGACCTCCGGGTCGAAGTGAATATTGTCGAACACGATCTCGCTGTACTCCCCGCACTCGGGGCAGCGGTGGCACCAGCGTTCCTGCGTGCCTTGGTAAAAACTCGTTTCGATGTTGCTGTTGCCCTTGATGGTCGGGGTGGAGACCTCGACCGCCTTGGCGTTGTAGAATGTGGCCTGACGTGCTTCGGCCAGCACCCACGGGTCGCCCTCGGTGCCGGCACTGGTCGCCCAGCGGTCGCGCTCGTCGCCGATGATATAGCGGGCAGGCGTGGAGGCCAGAGCCGAGGCGCTGTTGGAGCCGGTCAGGGTGAGCATCCCGCCCGGGAACGACTTCTGAAGGATCGTGTTGCCGCTGTCCTTGGCCTTGACGTCGTGCACCTTCGCCTTCAGGGGTTTGCTGTCGCGGATCATAGGGGCCACGCGGAGGCGGCTGAACTTCCGGGCGTCGTCGATGGTCGGGTGGACGTAGAGGATGCTGCCGGGGTCTTGGTCGATGATGTAGCCGATGATGTTGAGCTCGAGCTCAGACTTGCCGACCTGAGAGGCGGCCACCATGACTATTTTGTGCACCTTCGGATCCGTAAAAGCCCGCATTGGCTCCTCGAGGTACGGGGTGCGCTTGGTACGCCACGGGCCGGCCTCGGCTGAGCTTTCCGGGGAGAGGCGGCGGTGCTTGTCGGCCCACTCGTCCACGGTCAGGCTCTCAGGCGGGGCGAAGCGTTTGACCGCTCCGGCGATGGCGGTATTGAGCTTCGCGGCGGCTTTTTTAGTCGTCCGCGTCATCGGCGAGCTGCTCGCTCCAGCCTTCCCGATCCCTTACTCGCCGGGCGTACACCTCGGGATCGTATTTATAACTGGCCAGCTCCGTCAGGATCTTGTAGACCTCTGTGCAGATGATCTCAGACGCCTCGGCGGGTGTTGCTGCGCCGGTGACGTCGACGGCCAGACGGCCCGGCAGGGCCACGAGCATCGACCTGATATTGTAGACGAGGTCGGTCATCACAGCCTCGACGTCCTCGCTGCGGTGCATGGTGCCCTCGAGCTCACTGAGCTGGAGGGCGGCGATGTCTGCCTTGCTGCGCTTGAGGTCAGCCTCAGCCTCCAGACGTCGGCCCTCGATCTCGCTGTCCTTCTTCGACGGCTCCCGGCCGTTGGCCTTGGCCGTCAGGTATCGGATGTACCTCTGGATCGTCGGCAGCAGGTCATAGCGGTTGGCGTTGCCTTCCTTGACCGCGGCGATGACGCCATCCTTGGTGAGCTGCTGCACTCGGCGGGGCGTCATGTCGAACAAGGCCGCGATGGTCTTGCTGTCGACGAGCTTGTTGTTGGTTGGGTTCGGCATGGCGTTCCCTCCTTTCTGCCGCTCGGGCGAAACGAAACGGCCCGAAAAAAATTTTTCCCGGCTGCGCGTTTTTTGGGCTCGCCAGCACCGCAGGCCAGAGGGGCCCGTCACAGTACCTTGCGGCGCTGTGCGTGGCCGTGGAGGCGTCTGCGCGGCGCTGTGGCGCGCTCTGTGCGCGTCTGGCTGTGTGGGGCCGGGCTCGGTGTCGGGTGCGGCTGTGGACGCGCTGTGCGGCGTTCTGGTGGGCTCTGGCTTAGAGACCGAGGGCTCGCTTCATGTGGTGCTCGAGGCGCTTGCTGGTCTCGGTGTTGAGCCGGAGCATGATGGCCTCGTTGGTGCGGTCGCTGGTTATCATCTGCGGCACCGAGATGGTGGTCAGCTTCTTGATGTCGGTGCGAGTCTTGCTCATTCGCTGGAATGGGATCCAGCTCGTGCCGTCGCTCTTGGTGTTGCCTGTCCCCATGAGAATATTGTGCGATCGCTGCGAGAACGGGCCGCCCGGGGTTCTTGTGTTCAAATAGCGGCCAACTACCTTCTTCTGCCCCTTGAGCACCTGCGCCTTCAGCGTGTAGCTCTTGCCACGGGGCGGGGCCTTCGGTGTCATGCCGAAGTGCACAGGGGTCAGGAGCCTGCCCTTGTAGGTGATGGCGAGCTCCTCGATGGTCTCGCCGGTGATCTGGATGCTGCCAGCCATCTTCTTCGGCTTTCCGCTGCCCGATGGCGTGATCTCCGACTTCTTGATGTTGTAGACGGCCGTGACCTCCTGAGCGATCCAGCCCGGGGCTCTGGCCTTGACGTCCTTGATGGTGTTGCTGATGGCCTTCTTGCCGCCGTTCTCGATTGCCTCGAGGTCTGCGACGAGCTGTTGCAGGTTGCTGAGCTGCGCCGAGATGCTGTTCTTCGGCATGGCCGTCGCCTCCTTCCTATACGCAAAAAGAGACCGGCGGGCGTTGGTTCGCCCGTCGGCCTCTTGCCGTCGGTTGTTATTTGGTTTTCCTCTGGTCGGCCGCTCGGAATTGTCACGGCGTTGCCCGTGTGTCCGGCGGTCTTTTGCAGGATATAGAATAGCACGGGTCGCTACTGCTTTTCAATTCCTTTTACTTCCCTTTTGTTCCTTTTACTGCGTTTTACTGCCGCGGCTCAGGCAGGGGCTCCAGCTCGTCCAGCACGGCGGCGAGGTTGAGCAGGGCGCGGCCGTGGATCTTGTATGTCCTGTTCTGGTAGGCGTCCACTCTGTCGACGTAGTCCCGCCGATCACCGAACAGGACGCCGCAGGTGCTCTCCCAGTCAGCCCGGTCGAAGTAGCGCAGCCGGATGACGGCGCGCTCGTCGGGGTCGGAGAGCTGGAGGATCAGACCCTCGATGGCGTTGCGCTCCTGCTTCTCCTCAGCCTTGAGCCGGTCGATCTGTTCCTCGAGCTCCATTTTCCGCTCCACCATCATGCCGGTGCGGTCGGATGGTGTGCCGGATCCGCGTGGCATACCTGTCAGATCAGGGCCGGGCGGTGAGGCCATCGTCATCTCCATGCGGTCGAGGCGTTCGAGCTGGTTGTCGATGTCTCTCAGCATGGCGGTGTAGGCCGCGAGCCTGTCCTTGATCCGTTGTGTGATCGGCTTCTCGCTCATTATGTCAGGGCGTCACTCCTGCTCACCTCCTTCCTCGTCAGGCTCGAAGATCGCGGCGATCTCCTCGCGCGGTAGCTCTCGGCCTTGACGGACGCAGCGCACGTTATTGTCTCCAGTTGTTTTGATGTAGCGCCGCACGATCACGTCGCACCATTTGGGTTCGAGCTCGATCATGGCGCAGGTTCGCCCGGTGTTCTCGCAGGCTATGAGCGTCGAGCCCGAGCCTCCGAAGAAGTCGACCACGAGCTCGCCCGGCCGGCTGCTGCTCAGAATGGCCCGCTCGCACAGCGCGATCGGCTTCGGCGTTGCGTGCCCGCCTGCGTCGTCTCTTTCTGCTGTGTTTGTGATCGGGAAACGCCACACATCGGTCATTATGTCATGCTCGTCGCTGTCGTTGTGTGTGTTGTCGAAGAAGGCGCGCAGCTCCATCGCTTCTGCTTTCATGCTCTGGTATGCCTCGGACGGCTTGTTGCGCAGTTTCATCACTTGATCGTGTGGAAGGCTGAAGGCTCGGCCCTTAAATGCCTGCTGGAGCTTTTTGTAGTGCCACTCCGGGATCGGCGTGAACTGCGATTTGCTAAACCAGTGCCCCCACATTTGAACGCCGGTGATCTCCGTGAGCTGCTTGGCCTTGAGTCCGACCTTCTGAGCCTCTCCGACCATATAATCGAGGATCGCCTCGTATGCGTCGTTGAAATGGTCTTTGTTATTGTTGAAGCCTTCGACGCCGCACATAACAAAGAGGCATTTCTCGGTTTCCCTCGGGTAGCTCCGCATGAGCTCGCTGTTGACTCCGAAGGCTGAGTGCTTCGCCCATGTGATGTAGTTTCTGAACGTGATCTGGTTCGCGGCGATCATCGGCCGAAGGATGAAGGCGTAAATATCCATGAGCGGCTCGTCGATGCCCCAGCAGTACCAGCTCCCGTTTTCCTTCAGGATCGAGAAACTGAGCGCAATCCACTTCTTGTTGAACTCGAGGAGATCGTTCTGGTTCTGGTTGTCATTCTGGACGCCGTCGCTCTCTTTTCCCATGCCGTATGGCGGGTCGGTGAAAATAAGGTCGGCGCGCTGCCCGTCGGTTGCCTTCTGAACGTCGCCCATCTTCAGGCTGTCACCGCAGTAAAGCCGGTGGTCTCCCAGCAGCCAGAGGTCGCCGGGTTCGGTGAATGGTTCCTCTGGCGGCGCCTCGGGCTCGGTGTCGCCGTCCTCCTTTTCCGACTCGTCATCATGCAGAGCTTCGGACAGAGCCGCCGTCAGATCGGCCAGCTCCTCGGCCTCGCTGGCGTAGTCCTGATAGTCGACCGGGGCGTCGGTCAGGTCGTCGAGCTGTGCGGCCATGAGACGGCCGTGGCCCTTGGTGACGAGCCCGCTGCGCTTGCTGACGGTGATCGGGGCGCGCCAGCCTGTCGCTCTGATGATAGAGGCGAGGAGCTTGATCTGCTCCGGCGGGTGCTGGTTGGGGTTTTTGAGATTAGGCCGCAGATCCTTCAGCGGGACGATGGCGTCGTGCGCGCAGAACACGGGGACGCTGCCGGCGTATGCCTTCGGCGTGGCCGTGGTGCTGTACTCCTCGATCTCGGGGCCGGTCTGCGGCTGCGGTTTGTCTTTTGCCATGTGGTTCCTCCTTTCTGAGTGTTGCAGAAGGACGGGTTACTTCTCCGGGGCACCTTCTTCGTGCGGGTGGGCCTCGGTGTTGACCGTTCTGCTCCACCAGTCTCCCGGCTTGAATGAGCCGTTCAGCCATTTGCATATGTTGGACTCTTTGTAGCTGTTGATCCGGCGAAGCAGCCGGCGCAGTTTCTCCTCCTCGATCTCGGCTGTGCTGCGGCCGAAGATGATGCGGAGCTGGTCGAGCATGATCTGGACGTCAGCCAGCTCCTCGACCGCGTTCTCGAGTGCAGCCTTCGCCTCTGCGGCGCAGCTCACGCGCTTCACCTTGCAGAGGGCTTTGGTCAGCTCGGCCATCTCCTCGACGGCCATGTCCATTTGTGCCGGCGCGCCGTAGGTCGTGATCGCACGATCCAGCAGGGCCCGGCGCTCCTCCGCGGTCATCACGGGCGGCCTCCCTTCGTCAGCTCTCTGACCAGTACGACCACGAGCACGATCACGATGATGGCGAGGGTGATGGCGGTCGGGATCCAGATCGGGGCCAGTACCCACAGCCAGCTCCAGCCGATGACGCCGGTGAGCTTCAGGACGATGAAGGCGACGGCGAGAAGGCCGCAGAAGCCGATCCCGCCGGCCGTCGTGTTGTTTCTTTCGTTGTTCATGTATTACCTCCAGTATTATTTGCCGAGCCCCTTCAGCGCGCAGGCTGTGCAGGCGGTTCGGACGTCGGGCTCCAGTGCGAGGATCCGGCGGGCCGTGTCTGTCTGCCAGCACTCAGCGCCGCAGACGGGGCAGGTGGTGAGCTGCCAGTCGTCCGTCGGAGGCTCCGGGACGTTGTCACGCAGCGGCATGGTGAGGATCCCGCCGTCTCCGTGCTGGTGGGGCGTGAGGACGGGCTCAGGCTCGTCGGGGATCATGGCGTCGAGGAGCTCGTTGTACTTCTTGAATATGGCCTCCGACGCTGCGCTCCAGCTTTCGCCGTGCTCTGTGTCCTCCGGGGTGGCGACGTGGGCCAGCTCGT